TGGACTAAAAATGTTTGTTAGATCACCGATCAAAACTGCTATGGAAGGTGACTTCGATACAGGTAATATGAGATTTAAAGCTAGAGAAAGATACTCTTTTGGATTCTCTGATCCAAGATGTATTTTTGGTAATGGAAATTTACCAACTAGTTAATAGTCAATAACCTAATCGGTTTTAGAGAAGGGGCGGTGTTTTACATCGCCCCTTTTTTTATGTATAATATTAAGACCTAGAAAAATAATTATTATGTAGACTGGCTAGGCAGACGGTATAGAGACTACATAACGAACGCTATACAAAGGAGAAAATTATGGCATCAACTACTTTTAACGGACCGGTAAGGTCTGAAGGTGGCTTTCAAATGGCTACCAAAAATGCAACAACAGGTGCAGTAACAACTAGAATGAGTTCAGGCATGCCTGATCTTACAGGTTTAGTTTTAGCTGATACAGCAACAGCAGCAAACATTGCAATCGCTGATGGGATTATTGCAGTTGTAAACTACACAGGTGCAGCAGCATGTGCTGTGGCACTTCCAGCAGCAACTAGAGGTGCGATTGCGGTTTACGTTCAATCAAAAGATACAGCAGGCGGAACTGCTACTCTGACTTTTAATGCAGCAGGATCTGACGTTTGGGCAACAGGGTCATTAATTGAGTCAAGAAACTCAAATGAAGTAACTTTTGATACTTCAGCAGCAGGTGAAACACAATTAGTTTTCACTCCAGCTGACGCGGCAACTAACTGTTTTACAACTGGAAGTAAAATTGCTTTCATGTGTTTCGAAGATGGCACATGGCACATTGCAACTGAAATGACTGGTGCAGCGGCAGCTGTTACTGGTGCGTTTGCATTTGCAGCGTAATAATTAATTAGTGGCTCCTTCGGGAGCCACAAACTATAGGAGAATATTATGTCAGGTGGCGGAAGTTTTACATCAGACCAGTCGAGTGCCCATGCAACATCTACTGCGCAAATGGTAGCTCAAAATAAAAGAGCAAGACTTACTTCGATACAAGCTAAAGGTAACGCAAGTGGTTCTATTATTTTTAAAAGTGGTGGTGCATCTGGAACTACAATCGCAACATATTTATTTGGTACTGAAGGACTAGATCTTTATTTACCAGGTAGTGGTATTTTGTTTGTTGATGGTATTCATGCTACAATTGGTGGTACAGCAGGTGTAACAATTACATTTACGTAAAATGAGTAAAACAAAACTTTTAGTTTCTGGTGGTAAATTTGCTGGAAAAAAGTTAATAGATGTTTTAAAAAAAATAAAACATCGAAAATCATCAGCTAAATCTAAAAAGGCTGCAGAAAAAATAGGACTAGGAACTAAAAGTTTAAGCAGATATAATATTAGAGCATCTGATGCTCAAAACGTAATTATTCCAGTAAAAAAACAATCACAAAAAGGCAGCTCTTTTCAAGTTCACAAAGTTAGAACAAGAAAGGGAAGAGCAGCTGCTAGGACGGAAGAAAAAGGTAAATTACCTTCTCCTATGCCGACTTTAGAAAGACTATTTAAAAAAGATATTCAAAGAGGAAGTTTAACAGATTATAGAATGACAAAAATGTATTTAAAAAATAAATTATCAGATGTAAAAAAGAAAACATTTGGTGGAACCATCAAAAAATTTAATAAGGGTAAAGGTGTAACTTTAGCACCTTATTTAAAAAAAGAACAAACTACTTCAGGTCAACAAACAATAGATAAACAAGGGGGTGGAATAGATGCCTATACTCGTTTTGGTAATCTAGGTCTAGACTACACTAAATCAACACACAAAAGTGGATCACAAGAATTTAAAGTTAAAGAAAAAAATCTAACTTATAACAAAGATTTTAATGTTGGAAAAAAAGGTAATAAAAAGATAAGAATAGAGGGTCAAGTTGGTAGGGCAGAAAACCCAGGCGGAAAAGTAACTACAAAAGGTGGAAAAATTACATTTATATTAACCAAAAAAAGAGGTGGTGATGTTATGCCAGCTCGAAATAAAAAGAATTTTAGATCTACAAAGTCTGGAGCAGGAATGACAAAAGCTGGTGTTGCTGCTTATAGAAGAGCAAATCCAGGTTCAAAACTACAAACAGCTGTTACTGGTAAAGTAAAGCCAGGATCAAAAGCTGCTAAACGTAGAAAATCATTTTGCGCTAGATCAGCAGGTCAAATGAAAAAATTTCCAAAAGCTGCAGCTGATCCTAATTCAAGATTAAGACAAGCTCGTAGAAGATGGAAATGTTAAGGAGGATAAAAATATGATAAAAAAAATAATTAAATGGGTGTGGGATATCATTTGCTGGCCTTGGAAAAAGTTAGTAGAATGGTTATGGACTAGGTAATTTATGTCAAAAAAACCATTAAATATTTCGGAGTCGGCGGCTGTGCAGATGCCGATGAAAACGGTCGCCTCTCTGATTTTGCTCGTCGCAGCTGGCGTCTTCGCATACACCGAACTGACGGCCAGGTTAGTTTCGTTAGAGACATCACGTGAGTTGTTTGAAAATGATTTATTAAAAAAATCTGAACAGGTCCCCGTAGACCAAGAGCAACATTTTTTACTCGAGGATCTTTATAAAAGTGTAGAGAAAATGGAAAAAACTCAAGAGTTAAATATGACAAACAAAGTTAATATAGAATTTTTAAGCACACAATTAGAAAAAGCTTTAAGAGATATTGAAGATTTAAAAGATAAGGTAAGAGCAAATGGCAACGGGACGAATCACTAAAAAAGTTTTAGACTACATAGCTCACATAAATAAAGAAGCTAAACAAATGAATTATGTAAAAGATTTAAAAAAATCTGTTGAACACGGCAAGAATGGTACACAAAAATATGTTATTAAACAAGGTGAAAACAAAGGTAAGGTAGTATGACAGAGTTAGTGGTAGCCTTACTTATGATTGTACAGGGAGAGATCAAGGAAGCGCGTATACAACCATCTATGTCTGAGTGTTTGAAAGGCAAAAGAGTTGCAAAACGTGGTTTAAAAATTGATGGACATGTTAAGTACCAGTGCATAAAATCTATGGCAGAATTAGAGAACAATATAGATGGGTCAAAATCTATCAAGAAATTAATTATAGAATAATGATATATTTATTAAAAAAACTTTTAGGATTTGATATATTAGAAAAACGTATTAGAGTCTTAGAAAGAAAAAACTACTGGAGAGAAAAATATAAACATGGCTTATCTGAACGCAAACATACCTCCGATATATTGTAAAGTAAGAAAAGAATATCTATATGACATGGACGAAAAATATAAAAAACAAAGTAGTGACTGTGTTGTCTTTGGTCTTACTTCCATTTCAGGTCGCGCTTTATTATTTAACATTATGTTACCGAATGGTGCTTGTTATTGGCGATTACCTATTTCAGCTTTTTTCCAAAAAAAATTTGAAAGATCAAATGTACCAGATATGGCAGTACAAGAATTGGAATTGTGGAATAGTTTTAGTTATTGGCCTAGTGTTCATTGTTTTGATTGGTTGGATGGTATAAATGGGAAATATTTGGGAATTGATAAAAAATTTTATCATGGACAGTATTTATTCACTATTGATTGGGCCCATCCAGATACTAATATCTTGGACGTGGAACATTCTGAAATTCCTCAAGAACATAAGTGTGCACACATATTGGCTCTTACTAACGGCAATTTTGCAGCTCAGCCTAATAATCGCATTTTGTGGCATGTTAATAGCTACACTGTTGATAACAGTTGGCCTGACTATAAAGTGCAAAATACTTACTGGGATGCAGAGGATACAACAATGGTAACTGAAGATACAGATAATATGTTTTATCAAATGGAAGAAAAAAATAATGCTGAAGATTTAAGTTTTGAAAACAACGGAGGAAAAAATGAATTTGACACGTAACTTTAGCTTATTAGAGCTTACTAAATCAGACACAGCGATACGTAAAGGCATAGATAATAATCCTAATGCTGATCAAATAGAAAAATTAAAAGCATTGTGTGAGAATATTCTTCAACCGGTCCGAGACCATTTTGGAAGGGTCAAGGTGACCAGTGGGTTCCGTAGTCCTATCTTGTGTCAAGCCATCGGCAGCTCAGCGAACAGCCAACATGCCCGTGCAGAAGCGGCGGATTTCGAGTGTCCGGGTGTGGACAACGTTGAACTTTTTGATTGGATTAAAAATAATCTAGAACCAGATCAATTGATTCTTGAGTTTTATACTCCCAGCGAACCCAACTCGGGATGGATTCATGCTAGCTGGATTGAAGGGACACCAAGAGCATCATTTTTACATGCATTCAAAGAAGATGGTAAAACAAAATATAAACCTATATTAGGAAATGCAAGAGATCTATTTGTCTAGAACTTACAAACTAAAACTGATACAATCCAAGAAGTTGTATAACTGCAAAAAGGAGAAACATGGCTATCAAACACAGGATTAAATTTAAAGCTGCAATGGGTAGAGCAGCATTCAGTGAAACTACATCAAAAGCACCAGGCACTAAAATGAAGGAAGAGCCATACATTGGTAGTTACATCACTTCTGAAATAGACGGAAAGTATATAAGCAATAAAAGTTATGAAAAATATTATGGCAAAATGCTGAAGGGATTTAAAAAATAATGTACAGAAAAATGTTACTTGGTGGACTTTTAACAAAAGGATTAAGAGCAGCAGTAGCTTCAAAACCTTATAAAAAATTTAGAAAAGAAGCTATGAAAAAAACAGCTGCTTTATATAAAAAAGCACCACAAATGGATCCCGATAGAAAATCTTTGAAAGATAAAAAATTTATGAAAGGTTTACAAAAATTGGATACACAAAGAGCTAAAGGTCAAAAACTTGTAGACATGACACAATTTGTTATACTTAGCGCAAGAAAAAAAGGTAAAAAACCAATTGTAAGAGAAATGAGAAAAACAAGAAGAGGATTAGCTGATTATGCAAAGAGTTTGAATACCAAAGCTAAAGCTATGATGATGAGAAAACTTAAAAAGAAAAAATTAAACTAATATGCCAATAAGTAGAGGTCAAATAAGAAAACAAGTTGAAGGTAAACTGAGAGGCGCAAGAGATGAAAAAAAGAAGAAAAAACGTGTCTTGGCCAAATTATATAGCAAAAAGTCTAAGGTCTTCAAAATTTAGTCAAAAAGTGATACAATCCAAGAAATTGTACAACCGTAAAAAGGATAATAATGGCGACTTCAGGAACTACTAGTTTTGACCTATCAATAGAGGAAATAATACAAGAAGCTTATGAAAGATGTGGTATGACTACAACTAGTGGTCATAGTTTAAAATCTGCTAGAACAAGTTTAAATTTATTATTTGCAGAATGGGCTAATAGAGGAATACACCTGTGGAAAGTGGCTCTTCATGAAAACGCATTAGTTTCTGGTCAAGCTGAATATAGTGTTAGTGCTGGAGTAAGTGATGTTTTAGAAGCTTTTGTATCCTCAACTGCTGCAGGATCTAATAACGCAAACACACAAGATGTATCTTTAACAAAAATTGATAGATCTGCATATGCTGCACTTCCTAACAAATTAGCTACAGGACAACCATCCCAATATTATGTTGAAAGAGAAACAACTCCAAAAATATATCTTTATCAGGCACCAGATTTAAACACTTATACAACTCTTAAATATTATGTAATTAAAAGAATTGAAGATGCTGGTAATTATACAAATGAAGCTGATGTGGTTTTTAGATTTTTACCATGTATGGTTGCAGGTTTAGCATACTATCTATCTATGAAAAACGCACCACAATTAGTACAACAAAATAAATTAATTTATGAGGATCAATTAAAAAGAGCTCTTGATGAAGATGGTCAAAGAGCATCTACATTTATTACTCCTCAATCTTTTTACCCACAAGGAATATAATATGGCAAAATATGCAACAGGTAAAAGATCACAAGCTATATCAGATAGATCTGGAATGGCTTTTCCTTACACTGAAATGGTAAAAGAATGGAATGGATCTTTAGTACATACATCTGAATTCGAACCTAAACATCCACAAATTAGAAGAAGACATCATACTGCGGATGCGATAGCTTTACAAAATTCAAGAAACATGAAGTTTCAACAACCAATACAACCTTTTATAAATACTAATACAAGCGATGTTACAATTACCAATTCAGGTGGAGCTTCAGTAGGAGTTGCCAACTTAACATTACCTGGTGACTTTGCATTTAAAACACAAGACTTTGAAATTACAAGAACTATTAATGGGGTTGAAGAGACTTCAATCATACATAGTATGGTTCCAGAAGATCCATCATTACAAAACAGAAGAAGAAAAATGTTATCATTAATAGGTCAAGTGGAGGTTAGTATTTCATAATGATTTATAGAATAGCAACCACAGCAGGTAAATTACTAATAACTAGGGATAAAAGTAAAGCTAAAGAAGCATTGTCTCAGGGTGGTAAAAAAGCATCAGAAAAATTTATTGAGAGAATAAAAAATAGAAAAGAATATAATAGAAAATTAAAAAGAAGATTTCAAACTAGAAAAAGAAAAGAACAAGATCCTGTTTATAAGAAAAAAGCTGCTGAAAGAAGAAGAAGAGGTGTAACTTTTTTAAACATAGATTTAAAATCTATGTCTGATCCAAAAACTTTTAAAAAACTTTATGGAAAAAGTGTAGAAGCTGGACATCTTCAAAATAAAATGGATATAAACCCAAGAGTAGCTGGTAAAATTAATCCTAAAGGTAAAGGAGCTATTAGAGGCATGCCAGCACAAAAGAAAATGAAAGGTGGTTTATTAGTAAAACCTAAATTAGCAGTAGGAGGATATTAATGGCAATTACACATTCAGATTTTTTAACACAAGTAAGAAACTACACAGAAGTAAGTAGTACCGTTTTGTCAGATTCACAAATACAAGAATTTATCAGAAACGTTGAATTAGATGTAGCTGGTAAAGTTGATTATGATGATTTAAGAAAATATGCAACATCAGTTTTTACTGCAGGAAATAGGGCTGTATCAATGCCATCAGATGTTTTAGTTTTAAGATCTGTAGAACATCTTGACTCAAGTGGTAATAGAAGTTTTTTAGAAAAAAGAGATACAAGTTTTATATCTGAATTTAATGGGACAGGCACACAAGGAGTTCCAAAATATTATGCAAATTGGGATGAATTTAATATAATTGTAGCACCTACTCCTGCTGCTGCTGATACAGTTCAAATTAATTATATTAAAGATCCTCCTGAATTTACATCTACTAATCAAACTTATTTAGCAAAATACCAAGAATCTATGTTACTGCATGGCGTACTTGCAGAATGTTTTAGATTTTTAAAAGGCCCTATGGATATGTACAAGTTGTATGAAACCAAGTATAATGAGGAAGTACAAAATTTTGCCCTACAACAAATGGGTAGAAGAAGAAGAGCGGAGTATGACGATGGGGTTCCAAGAATAAAAATTCCTAGTCCTTCTCCGAACACAAATTAATAAGGAGGCCACTATGGCAATAACAACAAATGCAATCTGTGATTCTTTTAAAAAAGAATTATTACAAGGAAAGCATGACTTTGATACATCATCTGACACTTACAAGTTAGCGATGTACACAAGTTCTGCAACTTTAGGTAAATCAACAACAAACTATGCAACTGCTAATGAAGTATCTTCATCAAACTATTCAGCTGGTGGAAGTGCTTTAGTAAATCAAGGTGTTAAAGTTTCATCTTCAGTAGCGATTACTGATTTTGCTGATTTATCTTTTCAAAACGTAACTCTTACTGCAAGAGGAGCTTTAATTTACAACACAACTACAGATGGTGGTTCTAACACAACCGATGCTGTAGCTGTTTTAGATTTTGGTGGTGATAAAACTGCAACGTCTGGAACTTTTACAATTCAATTTCCTGCGTTCACAACTTCTGCTGCCATATTAAGATTAGCTTAATTTAAAGGAGGAGCCTAGTGGCTGATATTACAGTTATAGTACAGTCACCAGGCTCTGAATATTGGGGTCAATCTACCTGGGGTTCAAATGACTGGGGTGGATCAGGACTTTCAATAACTACAAGCCAAGGTTCAGTCACAACCACTGCAAATGCAGATGTAGATGTTACTGGAATTCAATTAACATCGTCACAAGGAACCTCTGTTGGTGGTACTTCTGCTTTAGTATTAGTCACTGGAAGTTTAGAATCTATGGCTGTTGGTCAAGCCGTAGTGGGAATAGGTGCAATTACTTCTGGTATTTCTATGACTTCAAGTATAGGAGCTGCTACTGTAGATGAATCTACTTTAACAGGAGAAGGTTGGGGTAGAGCTGAATGGGGTGAATTTGCATGGGGAGATAATTTTTCTGTAATCCCTACTGGTCAAACAATAACTTCTTCAATTGGAGCTGCTACAGGATCTGCAAGTTTCGATGCAGCTGTAAGTGGTGTTCAAGCTTCGTTTACATTAGGAAGCATTTCATTACAAATAGATCAAGATATAACTGTTTTTGCTTCTGAAGATCAGCTTGATTTTACAATTGGAACTCTTAGTTTTGAGGGACACGCAAATGTAAGTGTCACAGGACAGTCAATAACATCATCTCAAGGTAATACGGTTGGTGGTTTAAAAACTCCAGTAGATGTTTCTGGTATACAAGGTTCATTTTCATTAGGCACTTTCACATTAGTTCAAACAACAACAGAATCACCTAGTGGAAATATAGCAAATATGTCAATTGGTGCAGCTGTAGGTGTACCAGGTGTAGAAGTGGATGTCACAGGATTGTCAATTACTTCAGCTTTAGGAGAAGATAGTATTACTGCAAATGGATTAGTTGACCTTACAGGCATAGCGTTGACATCAAGTATTGGCGCAGTTAGTATTACTTCATGGTCTGAAATAGACCTAGGAGTATCAAATACTTGGTCAGAGGTTGATTTGGCAGCGTAATATATGTATAATTGTAATTATTTAGGAGAATTTTATGTCAAGTAGTTTTTCAAGCGATTTAAAACTTGAACTTATGGTAACCGGCGAAAACGCTGGTACTTGGGGTGACCTTACAAACAATAATTTAAATTTAGTTCAACAAGCGATTGCTGGATATCAAGCAATAGATGTAGCCTCTTCAGATGTTGCATTAGTAATGACTGATAAGACTATTTCAAATGCTAGAAATGCAACTTTAAAATTAACAGGCACATTAGCAGCAAACAGAACTGTGACTATTCCAAATAGTATAGAAAAAGTTTATAATGTTGTTGATGGCACAGACCATGCTGGTTTTACATTAACTTTTAAAACAGTTAGTGGAACTGGTGTTTTACTTTGTGAGGGCAATTGTTATGTTCTTTATTCTGATGGAACTAATGTTGAAAAAGCTGTTGAATACAGAAAATGGAGAACTATTACTGCATCTGAAACAATTCAAGCAGGTGCAAAACTTTTTGTAGATACAAATGGTGGAGCTGTTACTGCAACACTTCCTGCATCACCAGCAGTTGGTGATGAGGTTCATTTTATAGATTCAAGATTTACATTTGATTCTAATGCGTTGACTGTAGGTAGAAACAGTTCTAAAATAGCAAATGCATCCTCAGACTTGGTCGTTAACACTGAGGGAGCTGGATTTGGATTAGTTTATTCTGGTTCAAATGTTGGCTGGACTTATATGGAGAAATAAT